CGGTTCAGAAGCGCAAATAAAAGCCTTCAACGCCATTGGAATCAGCATCGATCAGCTGAAGGGCAAGAATGCCGGTGACGTCTTCCGGCTGATTGCGGAATCGCTGGAGAAGGTTTCCGATCGTTCCGAGAGAGCGGCGGTCGAGGTGGCGCTGTTCGGCAAGTCGGGTGCGAAGCTCGACAACCTTTTGTCGGGCTCGCAGGGTCGGCTCAACGAACTGTCAGACGCCGCCGAGAAGCTGGGCATCGTTCTTTCGGACGAGCAGATCCAGAATGCGGACCATACAGCCGACAAGATCAGGGCTCTTGAGACTGTCCTAAAGGCCCGGTTGGCGGGTATTGTCGCCGACAACTCGGACGCCATTCTTTCTCTTGCGGAAGCTCTCGGCCAGGTCGCCCGCGCTGCCGCCGACGCCCTCGCGGGTCTCCGCAACTTCTACAGTGGCGCACTCCAAAAAACGGCTCAGTTCGCGTCTGCCCATCCGCAGATCGCCGACGCCCTATTCGGCAAGGGCTATTCGCAAAACGTTCGCGTTAATGCCTTCCATGATCGCCTTAATCAGGCAACCGCCGGCATGCTTGCCGATAAGACGCCGCGCCCCACTGGCGGCACGGTCAGCAATTTCCTCGGTGGCGGCGGTGGTGGCAGCAAGAAGGCGGACCATTCAGCCGAAGACGCCGAGCGCAAGCGCCTCGAACTGCTCCGCAACGCCAATGATTTCCTGCAAGAACAATTGCACGCCGAGCAGGATATCCTTCAGGCAAAGAAAGACCTCTCAACCGATTATTCCGAGCAGACGACGCTAGAGGTCCAATTGCTCGACTCCGAGCGGGCGTCATACAAGGCGCAGCTAGATTACGAGGTTGCGTCCAAGGACAAGACCAAGGCGCAAGCGGATGCGCTCCTCGCGCTTTACGACCAGGCGGACAGTCTCAAGCGCCAGAAGCTCATTCAGGATGAGGCGGAGCATCGCGAGCGCGATAACGCCATGCTCGCGCAGCATGATTTCGACCGCAGGCGCGATGTCCTTCAGAGCCAAGAGGCCATTGCGACCACGCAGGACGAGCGCCGCAAGATCGAACTCGAACTGCTGCAAATCGCCTACGAGCAAAAGCGCAAGGCCCTCCAAGACATCATCGATCATTCGAAGGACCAAGCGGCCATCGAGGATGCGCGTCGCGATCTGCTCAATCTCAACAAGACTTACGCCAATGACCGCCAAGGGGTGATGAACCAAACGGCGGGACCGCTGGAAAGCTACCTCAACTCCATCCCGCACGACGCTGCCACGATCAACGAGGCGCTACAGGGGATCGAGGTGGAGGGCTTGCAGGGCATTGTCGATGCGCTGAGCCACGTTGGCGAGGGCTGGAAGGCCATGCGCGACATTGCGCTACGGGCGATCCAGGACATCCTTGCTCAGCTAATCAAGCTCCAGATCGAGAAGATGCTGTTCAGCATGATCGGCGGATCGAGTGTCGTTCCAACGCTGACTGACGTTACGCCCGTAACACCGTTCCATTTCGCGGGCGGCGGCTCGTTCAACATTCTCGGGCGCACGGGCACCGATAAGAACGTCCTATCGCTCAACGACATCCCGATTGCCAATGTGAATTACGGCGAGCGGCTGACCATCGGTAACGACAACGAGCGCCACGGCGGACAGTTCATCTTCAACAACTACGCGCAGATGACGCCGCAGCAAGCCCGCAAGACCGGGATGCAGGCGGCGGCTGGCTATCAGTCGGAAATGGCCCGCGCCCGGTCGAAGGGCATTAGCTGATGCACCTCAACGTCCAACTCACCCGCAACATCGAGATCGGGGCCGTGAGGGTCGAGAACCAGGATAGCCTCGAAGTCATCACGACGGACGGCGGCAAGGAAGTCCGTAATCTCCGTGCGGAGGACGAAGCGCGGCAGTGGGAGTTCTCCATGCCCACGGTCAACCTCAACGATTCCACGACGGATTACGATGCGCTGCGGCAGATGTGGACCGATACCGAGCGCGGCCTGCATACCTTCAATTTCTACGATTTCGTGGATGAGGAGCTGGTCAAGGTCCGGTTCGCTTCCCCGCTACAGATCACCGCGCCCGCGCCCATGCTGCGGCACATCGACACGATCACCTTAAAGGAGGTGATTGGTGAGTAAGACGCTGACGGCAGCGTTCACCGGACATCTCGCGACACGCTCCCACACCCGCTGCAACATGCTCCTGCTGGATCTTCTGGACGGAACGACCATCGGGATCACGGACCACGACAAGGACATTGATTACGACATCGGGGATGGCACCGTCACCTATTCGTCTGGAACGGGAATCCTCACGTCAGACGTAGCGATGTCGGCGGGTCTCGATGCCGACAACTTCGAGGTGCGCGGGCCGCTCGGCGACACGGTAACGCTGGCGTCCATCCTTGGAGGGGTATTCAACCGCGCCGTTGCAAGGCTGTTCCAGGTCAACTGGAAAGACACGTCGCAAGGCGCGCTCAAGGTTCTCAAGGGAACGGTCTCAGAAGCGAGAATCGAGGGCGGCGAGTTCGTCTTTGAAATACGCTCGGACGTGGACCGGCTCAACCAGACCGTAGGCCGCACGCTCACTAATCAGTGCGACGCAGATTTCGCCGATCAGATCAGGTGTTTCGCCGTCGCCACGGAGATAACCGGAACCGTCTGGTCAGTGATTGACGCGATGCAGTTCGTCGTCACCTTCACGGGCACCTATGCGGACGACTTCTTCAACAAGGGCACCGTTACCGGGTTGACCGGAGAGAATGCCGGAGCCGTCTGTGAGATTTACGACTGGACCTCTGCGGGCGGCATTATCCTGTTCGCTCCTCTCGCTGTGACCCCTTCGGTTGGGGATACGTTCACCATCAAGGACGGCTGCGGCAAGTCGCGTGAGGATTGCATGGCGCACAATGCGATCGAGTGGTTCCGCGGCTTTCCCGAAGTTCCGGGACAGGATGTGCTCAAGCCCGCCATTCCTGGAATGGGCAGCTCGTCTGGCGGTAAGGGCAAATGACGTTCGGCGAGCGGGTCGCGGCCGAGGCGCTGGATTGGGTCGGAACGCCGTTTGCGTGGGGCCAATCGCAGAAGGGCGTCGGGGCAGACTGCAAGGGCCTCATCTCGGGCGTGTTCAGGGAGCTCGGGCGTCCGGAAGCCGAGAGCTTCTACGCCAATGTCGCCGATTATCGCGATGACCGGCAACTGCCGCACGGCCTCATCCTCGAAGGGATGCAGAAGCTTTTTCGGCGCGTGACAATCGACACGATCAAGCCTGGCGACATCATCCTCAGCAAGCACATGGGCCGCCCGAGCCACTTTGCCATCTATGTCGGCAACAACTCGGCGGTTCATACGCAGATCGCGTCCAAAGCCTATGTGAAGAAAACGGCATTGGAGGTGCTGTTTCACTTCTACCCGCTGCATTCGGTGTGGCGTCCGAAGAGGCGCAAATGATTAACTTCGCCGTCAAGCTGGCGGCCACTGTCGCGCTGACAGCCCTTCAGGTTGGCTTGCAGATGAGCCAGCGGATCAAAGGGCCACGCCTTGACGAACTGACCGTAACCACCGCCGATTACGGAACGCCGATCCCGAGGTTCTGGGGCAAGCGCCGCTTCGAGTGCCCGATCATTTGGGCCGAGGATCTGAAGGAGGTCCACACCACCACCAAGACCAAGGGCGGCAAGTACGACAATTACAAATATTACGGCACGTTCGCGATTGTCATCGCGGACCAGGAAATCGACGCCGTAACGCGTATCTGGATGGATCGCCGGCTGGTCTATGACCGGACGCGCGAAGGCCCGATCTCGATGGCGAGCATCCTCCAGTGGCTGTCTCGCCCGGTCAAGGTATCCGACGGCCACAACATGAGGATTTACCTGGGGACAGAAACCCAGGCCATCGATCGCAGGATGCAGGCATGGTGCGAGGACCGCTACGGTCCTGACTCCTGCCCGGCCTACCGGGGCGTTGCGTATATCGTCTTCGAGGAAATCCCGCTGGAGGATTTCGGCAATCGCATTCCGCAGCTCACGGTGGAAGCGGTCTCGGTAAAGAGCTCCAACTACCCATACGAGATCAAGACCACATCGCTCGTCACCGCGAGCAGCAACTTCGTGTTCAGCCCCTCGGGCAACTGGATGGCCTATTCTGGTGGTTCCTCCGGTGGGCAGCTCGAATGGTGGGACGTAGCCTCGCGAACGAACGTCGGCCTCAGTCCCTCTCCAGACTTTGCCACTGGCGGCTTTCCACCTCCGTCCTTGGCATCTGACGGGACGGCCTACCAGATCGGCCAGAAGATCGACGGGCATGTCTATTA